GAAGCGTGCGGGATAACGTTTCCCATCCGGACCAACCACCGTCAGCATGAACTGGTTTTTGTCGAGGATCGGCATGTCTTCGCGTTCCGCCTGTTCTTTGGTTAGCGGCTTTGATTGAAACGCCCGAGTCCGTTCAAAATTCGCGGATTCAAGTTCCCTGTCCGCCTGCGCGGGAAGCTGCCCAATTTCTTCCGCCACTTTGGTAGCGGTCGCCCTGTCATACCATTTGCCTTCGTTGTTAATGAAGCCCTCTTCAAGATTCCCACGTTCGCCGGGGGCCTCCTGCGCCTTCATAAAGGCTTCGCCATGCCAAGAGCCTTCGAAAATTTTGCCGTGTTCGTCTCGGACTGCCGCTGACCGGACCGCCCTCGGATTCGCGGGCATCGGCTGAAAACCCGCCCGGATGGTAACCCCCACCGGGCGCACCGCAGGTAATTCCGGAGCTATTTCCGCCTTCACAATGTCTCGCACGTTAAGATTCTGCCAAGCTTCAATCGGTGACGGTGCCGGTTTTCCTGACGCCTTCGCCAACTGTTCGATCTGCGTTCGAAGTGGGTTCACCTCTAACATTTGTTCGCCAGCGAAACCCAGGTTTTTCGCCTGGGTGCTCTCGAACGTTCGTGGCTCTACTAATGGCTGCGCACGACCCGGCTCTGTGGCTTCGCTAATCAACTGCACACCATACTGCGCTTTGCCTCCGCGTGCAAGCGTTGATTTGCCTTCGCCTGGAAGCGGGAACCCGAAAAGGTAGTTAATGAAATTCGCTTCGGCATCGGTGAGCGCCCCTGCGGCAATTCTGTCGCCTGTCGGCTCGAAAAATCCGAACTCACGCGCCCGTCCGATTTCCAAGGGCGTCCCTTTTCCGGTCAATCCAGCCGCTTGGTTCTGGGCATAAATATTGATCTTGTCGAACAGGTCTTTCCAGCCCGCAGGCGTGAAAGTTTTCTTCGCGGTATCGAGTTCGAACGGAGACAATGACGGCGAATTTTCTGCCACAAACCGGGCGGTTTTTTCTGCATTCGCCGCCAGCACTTCGGGAGACCAACCCTGTTCTTGCAGACTTCCGTCCTTTAGCACTACCGTTTTTACCGGTGTGAAATTTTTCTCCCAAAGCGGCTTCTGGTCGTCTGGAATCGTGCGGGCCTTTTCAATTTGCACCCGGCGATTCTTACGTGTCACTTCCATTGCACCCGCAGGAGTGCCTGGAGCGGAGCGTCGAGTGATTTTAACACCGGACCCGCTGGCTTTCGCCTGAGAAAATACCCCGAGGATTTCCCGCTGTGACTGCGCGTCGATTTCTGGTCCGGTAGGAGCTTCTGGTGCGGATGCGGCAATTTCTTCAGTTCGTTTCGCTTCCTCTTCGGGTGTTCCTGGAGGTGCCGCGAATCCCCCACCGGCTGTTCGTCCAGTTTTCGGAAGTTCCAGCATTGGTTTGCCAGTGCCTCCGCGAGCTTCCACCAATGCGGGTCCGATTACTTTCTGAGCAGCTTCGAGTGCGCCGGGCTTAATCGGCGTTTCCATCGATCCAGCGGTTTCTCCCTGGTATGGATCGACACCGAGAAAAGTCAACAGCTTCGCAATGGTTCGTGCTGCTACGCCGAGAACAGTGCTGTCCTTGGCAAGCCCGGCACCGTTATGTTGAAGGGCTTTGTCAATCGTGTCCGCGCTGATTTCTTTCAACGCATACCGTTTTACCAATTCGTTTTTCTCTTCATCCGTTAGCACCAAGTCCCACGGTTTACCTGCAAGCGACGGGTCCTGGGCGATTTTGCCTTCTGCGGCTGCTGGGCCATCACCGGTAATTCGAAGCAGAAAATTTTTCCAACTGTCCGGGGTAACTGTCGCTTCGGCCCGAGTTTCCGGCGTAGTCGCAAGAGCGTTGGCTTCGTCCTTCGCTCGCTGCATAACTGCGTCTTCGCCGTGAGCCTTCAGTAATTCATTGTAATACCAAGTCTGCTGTTCCTGAGACAAGTTCTCTTCGAGCGCATGACCAACTTCGTGCGGAGCGGAATCCGGATCGCGTAACAAAGCGACTTTGCGGGTGTCTCCTTTGGAATCCTTTAGTTCGCCCAAAATCATCCCGTTGGCTTCTGCCATCGCCCGGGCATCTTCGGGACTTCGGCCCTGAGACTCCAAAAACTTCGCTAGACTGTCCGCGCCTGAAAATTGATATAGTTCGGTGCCTGCGGTCGCCGCGAGGTCTCGTAGAGCGCCGAGGCGTCGTTTCACACCTTCCGAGGCGATTTTCATCGTCTCCTGGTGCGCGGCATCAAGCGCCGGAAAATTGCCATATGACTTGGACCACGAATCAGACGGTGCCCAAGGTCTCGGCGCGAGTATTTGCCCCTTGGCGAAGCCGCGACCGCCTAAAAGTAGCCCGTGAGCCGCGCCGAAGGCGGTTGCCATAAACGGCGATTCTCGCTGTTCTTCGGGGGTTTCACTGGATAAAACCATTAGCCCCAAGTCCATCGGAAAACCCTTTGCAGCCCCGCCGATGGCTTGACCCGGCACTTTGCTCAAGTCTTCGACTGCCCGCGCCCAAGTTCCTCCTGGCGCTGCGCCTTCTGCGACTGTTTTACCCAGCCGGGCGATGTTTAAACCCGCTTTTTCAATTAAGGGCCGGGCGACCTGGGCCACGAAGCCCCCAATGGCGGCAGGAATGTTGCCGTGGGCCAGCGTTCCCATGATTTCGTAGGGCGCTGCCCGCTTTATGCCCTCAGAGGCGATTTGGAGAGCTTTTCCGAGTCCCTGCGTTGCTTTCCCGGCGATATATCCCGGCGCTTCCTGGGCGATTTTAACGGCTTTCTCACCCGCTATCGCGGCCTGCTCGATTCCTCGGGCTAACCCACCGGCTGCACCGCGCTCCGCGCCCTGCATAATCACTTCCCGATTCGCCGCCGAGATGTTTTCTGCGCTCGGTATCGCTTCTGCGAGTTTTTCCGCCCTGGCGACCGAATCCCGGATAACACCAAGTTTTCGGACTGCCTGGAGCGCGGCGGATTGGCTTGCCGCATATCCGACGACCTTGCCGGTGACTGCATTGAAAAGTTTGAATCCACCCCCAAATGCCGCGAAGCTAATCGGATCGCCAGCGGAAGCTGATTGGATCGCGGTCTCGTCCAGTTTTACGCCGGTTTCCTGGAGTTGCTTCAAGCCCTCACCGCCGAGTGCCTGAGTTACTTCACCCTGGCCCGAAACGACCTTGGCCATCTGATTCCGGATCGCAAGCTCGTTCTCGAAAAGGTTCAGCGCGTCTTCCGGGGTGTAATCTTCGAGAGGTTTTTGAAGGTGAAGAAAACGTCCCGTCTTGTTGTAGATTCTACGCGCAAGGTCGGCGGTCCCCATCGTGGCGGTTTCCGTAGCGGCGGTCAGTTCGGACTGCGCTTTGATTCGTCCAGGTGCTTCCGGCGCGAGACTGCTCTGTGCCGCCAGCTTTGCGTAATCGAAAATTCCTTTCGCCAGAGACGGCAATGCGGTGACAACTTCGCCAACCGGAATATCTGCCCACGTCCAGCCCTGCTTTCGCAAAGCTACGTCAGTCTGCGCGAGCTTTGTCTTCGTTTCTACGTCGAGATGCTCCGGGTGCGACTGCGCCCATGTGTATGGACTCCATTTTGTCTGCTTCGCGAATTCCACCAACTGATCCGGCGTAAGCTGCTTCAGAGAATCCGGGTCCAGGTCCACCGGTCGGTTGCCTGTGTCGGCTTTTGGTTTCTGGCCTACGCGGATACTCGTGCCCGCAGGAAAATGGTTTTTGAATTCGTTGAGTTGCTCAAACGACAGCTTTGCAAAAGTGTCCGGATCGATAGACACTTCATTCGGTTTCGACGCGGGCGCGGGAGGTCCGATAGGCGTATTATCTGTGGGCGCATTAAAGTCCGAAAACTCCTGGAGTTGTTCAGGAGTCATCTGCGCTTTTGAATCAGCGTCGAGTAATGACAGGTCTGGCATTAAATTCTTTCGTTGCCGCCGACATCAGAGATTCTCCGCATTGTCCCGGGAACCACCGGAGCAGGCGCGGGAACTGTGGGAGCAACCGGTGCCGTTGAAGATTTTTGCAGAATGTAGCTGCCGGGGTTCTTCGGGTCTTCCACAAAAGTAGTCCCAGACGGAGTGGTAAAAGATCGACCGGTCGGTTTCGCAGGCGTTGCTGTGGCTGCGCCACCGGAAGTTCCAAGGATTTTATCGAGCCGTCCGGACTCTTCCGGTGACAGCGTTCCTTTTTCCCATGCCGCCGCCCGCTCGTAAGTTTTCTTTACGTCACCCAACCATTTCTTCCAGACTTCCGGGGTGCTGCTGAGTTGCGGCTGCGCGCGATTGAAAAGACCTTTTTCGTCCGCGATTTCCGCTTGCATGACGCGATTGCCAGAACCGGCCAACGATTTGATAGTCGCCTGGACGGACCCCGCGAGGAACATATCGAGTTTGTTCTGAGCTTCGACTTTTTCCCGGGCACTCTCGTTGCCGACGAACGCGCCAATCTTCGCCACACCACGAGCGAATCCGGTGCCCTCAAAAGCGCCGGGACCCACAACGGTCGGCTTGCTTTCGATAATGTTCAGGGCATCGTCTGCCTTGTTGAGAAAATCCTGGGCAGTCAGCACACGTTTCGCGGCTTCTTCGCTCATTTTTTCCTCGCCCGCTTTTCGTGTCGGTGCAAGTTTCTTGACATACGCGCCAGGGGGCAGCGCAGCGCCAGTAACATCGAGGGTCGGCTTCGCAGGTGCCGCTGGAGTCGCGGGGGTCACCGCAGCCGCATCCGGGTTCGGGTGCTCAGTAGCGTCAATCGAAGTCGTGGTTTCTTCAACTGTTCCGTCCGGATGCGTGACTTTTTTCGTCACGGTCTTTGCAGGAGTGACGAGTTTATTGACCGGAGTTACTCCAGGTGCAGATGGCGCAGAGTTGCCTTTCGGCTCAACACCGAAAACGTATTCGTCCACTGTCGGACTTCCGGCAGCAATGAATTGCTCCGGGGTCATCATGGACAACCGGTGTGCCTTGGCAGCTTGGTCCTGAGTATAGTTAATCGCTGAACTGTTGCTTGCGAGGGTGTCTTTATTCGGATCGACGGTGACCTGCCCATTTTCATCCGTGACTTCATAGGGAATCCTCTTAACATCTTTACCGATGTCGATGGCCCCCTTGACCGCAGCCGCGTATTTCACCGCCCTGGTATAGGCGGACTCGATTTTCTGTTTCTGTTCCGGCGTGACTGGTTTTCCGCCTTCGAAACTCGGCAGCGTTGCGCCGAATCCGTGCATGATCGCGAACTTCGCCATCGCTCCGTGATCGCCAAGCTCTGCGTCCCGTCGAATCTGAAATGCTTGGGCCTCCTTAGCGGCGGTCTCCGCAGGCATCAGCGACATTTCGGCTTTCGCTTTCTCGCCCATCAGCGATGTTGCGGCTTTACGTGCCTCGATTGCTTGCGGCGAAATGTATTCAGACAATCCTTGTATTTCCGCCTTGTCTTTTGACTTAGCCACGTCACCGTATCGCGCAATGATGTCATCCGCGCTGATCTGGCCCTTGCGAAAAGCGTCTGTTAGCGCAGCAACGGCATTGGGATTAACAATGTCGGGCGACGGTGCGACCGCTTGCTGAAGCATCGCGCCTGCGTTGACGTTTAACGGAACTACTGATTCTGCACCTATGCCTGGAATAAATACCTCCTTTTTAATCGCCCATAAATAAAGTTGGAGACCCTGGACTCAAATCCAGTAGCGTTGAAAATAATCCGCCCTTTTTCTTGCGCGGTCCGGTATATCCGAATTGCGGTGTGTTAAATTGGTCAGCGACCGGCGCTTTCGAGGCGACCTGCTCAAGTGCGGGCGCTTTCGGCAGCACCGCAGGATTAACTTGGGCTATACTCCCCTGACCGGTTCCCGTCATGCCCATTTGTTGAAGCAAACTTGTCATCCAGTCGGGGAAATTGAAATTGGATTGAACCCCCAAAATTGAAGCAGGACCGCTGCCCCCAAGTGCGTTCGGCGGTTGACTAAGAGTGGACCCATTTACTGCGGGCGTTCCCGAGACCTGGGGATTGCTCGCCGGGGATGCCCCGCCCGCCAAACCTCCAAGGGCTAGGGCTGCTTGAGGATTCCATCCCCCACCCAGGTAAGTCAGAGCGGACGCATGAAAAGCCGGATTCGGTAGCAATTGATTTGCAACCCATCCGGATCGAATAAATGGATTTGGTTGTGCTGGATATGCCATATTACAGTTGTCCCCAATTAGGATCGAAATTTCCTACACTGCCGCCCCCGCCGCCCCCTCCGATTGCTGAACTAAATGTTGGAAGTGCGTTTGCCGCAAAGTTACTCGCCGCTCCGATTGCTGGTTGCCATGCCTGGGCGACCCCCTGGGCACCACGAGCGGCGACGTTAGCAGAATCGCGATTTAGCGAAGTAGTCGCGCCCACGCGAGCGAGCCAGAGATTTGCAATGTCGTTTCCGGAAAGACCTGCATTCGGCATAATCGCGTTCGACTGCTGAAGAACGCTCTGCTGCCCGCCCAAAAGATTTAGCTGCGTTGACGCGAGGTTCGGGAAAAGGTTTCCCAATATTCCGGCGCGAGCACTCTCCAGATTTTGTGCCTGCCCAAGCAATGCCGCTGCCTGCTGCTGGCGTTGCTGCTGAAGCTGAAGTCCAGCGGTGCCGAGTAATTGTCGGGTGATCTGACCGCCTACACCTTTTGGAGTAGCCGCACCAGTCACCATACCGGATCGTTCGAGACCGGCTTTCACCAATTCTGCCTGAACGTCTGACGGAAGTGTTGCGCCCGCTTGTAATTGTTCCAAAGCGGCATCAATCAACGCCTGTTTTCCTTGTGCCGCTGTTCCACCCCCTCCGAGTGCTTCGGCTACTGCTTGGTCCTGCACCGCTTTTGAAGTAATCCCCAATTCAGCAGCTTGTTCCCGTATCCGACCCTCGGCTTCGTATCGACTGGCGAGTAGTTCCGGGTCAAGTTCCGCTTGTGCTTTCAGTCGGTTCCTGGCATTGTCCAGGTCCGCCATCATCGCTTGTTGATTGATGTTCGCCGGGTCCAGATTATCGAAAACAAACTGACGCGCCTTTTCCAAGGCGTCGAGTTGCATTCGCGTAACCTTTTTCTGGGCCTGGGCATTCATGTAACTGCCCACTATCGTTCCGACGAATCCAAGCACGTCTCCCACGGTTATCCTTGCCTTTCTGCATACCAGAACCCGCATTGGGTTCTGTCTTTTAAATTTTTACCGCCACTGAGCAGAGCCTTGCACCAAATACGAAGGTATTCGTTCACCGAATAACTCGCTGCCTTACGAGAAGAAACCTTTAGCGGATTCTTCGTCAACACAACGAACCGACCGTGCTTTTTCAGTCGTTTACATAAATCGATTTCTTCTGCGGCGAACCATTCAAGATTGAATCCATCAATTGTCTTGAAAACTTTCGCGTCACAGAAAACACATGATCCGATGGCCCAACCGAAAACCCTGCTGATCGTGTTCCAGACACCCGCCAAGAACTTCACTTCCGGCATTCGGACTGTGGACCCGCCACCCACAAATTTTCCGCTCTGAATTGCATCGGCAATGTCCAAAAAAAGTTTCTTGCTAGGTTCCGCGTCCGCATCAATGAAGACAAACCAATCGCCGGTCGCCGACCATGCCCCCCGATTCCTGGCGCGTGAAATCTGGTTCACCGGTTCGAAAACCACCGTAGCACCGTTCGCTGCGGCTTTCGCCGCCGTCTTGTCGGTGCTGTTGTTGTCGCATACAATTACTTCGCTGGACCACCCGGCATCTGAAAACGCTTTTCGTGCATCTCTGATTTTCCGGAGCGTTCGGACAATGTATTTTTCTTCGTTGTATGCCGGGACGATGATCGAGATTTTCATAATGTCCTTTCAAAGCTGGAAGTCACCCAGGAAAATCCCAAACGACGATACCAACGCTCCAGAACTTTTGGCTTAAATTCCTTGTGGCATCCTACCACGATTTTAACACACCCATCTTCACGCGCTCCCGCTTCAAATTCTGCCAGAAGTTTTCGGGCGGTATCCCCACTACCGGGAGACACCATAAAAAGGTATTCGAACGCCATACGCTCTCCGTTGAGAGGCTCGACAGAGTGCATTCCGAGAAGAAAACCAGTCGGGTTTCCTTTGTCGTCTGCCGTTCCGTATGCTCTGGCCAATCCGAGATTCATCATGTGTCCGTATCCGCTCAATATTCTGTCTGTCCGAAGGGTCCGAACTTTTGCGTCTTCCTGACTACCGATCACCAAAGACACGAATTCGACAATATTATCATTGTTTAAACGCATATCTTCGAAAGGGTAATTCCCGGTAATTCCGGTCCCTCCCAATCGGTCCCTGCGGTCTGGACATCGCCCTTCCATTCCTCGAATATCCAGAATGCAGCCCCACCTTTTCCCGTCTTGCCTCCGTGCCAAGTATTCGAATTGACTTCAATCACCCGGTTCCGATAAAACTTAGATGGCCAGACTTTTGCCTGGGCAATCAATTCGTTGGTCTGTTTTTCGGTCTTCCCGGTGCCCACAATAAACGTCATCGCGCCGTCAATGTGTCGGGCGATTCCTCGCATGCCGGGGTGCCGGTGCGCTGGGAGAACAAGATTCGGCCCCCAGGTTATCAGTTCACACTGATATTTTCCCTCACGGGAAAGAATGGTGGATGTCCGATTGCCTGAATTCCGATGCTCGATTGCCCGAAGGCTGGACACCGGACGATTCAGAAAATCTGTCATAAACTGTTCAAGTGACATATACCAATAGTGACCTGCCCGAACCCCAAAGGCAACTTACAAAAGCTCTATGATGAATTTTACCGGCAAAACACCATTGTTGTTCGCCGGGTCCAACAAAACCCCCGTTCCGGGTGTCCCGGGCATCAGCACCGTAAGATTATGTGACCCTGCGGCAAGCGTTTGCCGACTTATCAAGGTCGTGAAAAAAGTTCCCGAAGTTGTGGCCCCTGCTTCACCCCGGAAAGAATCCTGGGGAGCGCCGTCAACCGTCAACGACAAGATAGAAAATTGGTTGTTGTTCATCACGAACTTCGCGTAAGCCGTAATCAGCACTTCACGATTTTCTGATAAATTCACGACTACCGATTGCTGGTCCGCATGGTAACCCGAGGTATCAGTCAGCGGTCCGAAAATCTGCGCACCGAGAAGCCCTTTCAGACTGATCGCATCTGCGGCAGACCAGATAACTTTCGTTCCAGTCGAGTCCACCCGTGCAAAATCGTTTGGATTTCCGATGGGTATAAGTGCGGGTCGATTCGTGGGGTCGTAAGTGATGATCGCCCCGGCCACTCCGTCCGCCCATTTGTCGAAAGTTACTTCCTTGGCCACGAGTTCCGTGAATCCCACCCATGCGGTCCCGTTGTAAAGATACCATCCAACAGGCGTTCCTTCACCGGTTCCCGGCTGCGTGGTCCCCGAGGTCGTTTTCAACCAGACCGGGGGCTCGGTCACTGTCGGAATCGTCGAACCCGTCTGAAACCACTTCGTCTCTGACTGGGAAATATCGAGAGGCACATAAGTTTTCAGGTCTTCGTCCCACACCCACCATTGTTTATTTCCTTTCAACCACGGACCCTGGTTGCTCTGCGGCTGCACGTCCGAAATTACGAAGGTGGATACTCCAGTCGGCGAAACGATACGCATGCGTTCCACCATCGCACGGAAAAAGGCGTTGGGATCGCCCACAAAGGTCGCGGGTAGCTGACTCGCCTGAATAAGAAAATTGGTCGGATTTAGCGCCATAATTTACTCCTTAACAGTGACTCGAAAACGATTGGTTGACAACATAGTTATGTTAGACTTGCCTTCCGAGGGCGATTTCAAACGCCTGCCATGCGGCATACCAATCGGCGGATTCCGGGTCCGTAAATCCGCCGTGAATCGCATACCCTGCGGATTGCCGGTTGCTAAATTGAATGGAAATTCCAGTGCCGTTTCCAAAAGCAAACACAAGGACCGATGCAGCGATTCCCGGCAATCCGGGTCCTGCGCCTAAATGATTAGCCAAAAAAATTCCATTTTTTCGCAGTGTTACGGCATTCGCTAGTCGGGTCACCACATACAGTCCAATGCCGTTGGGATCGAGTGCCCTCGCATAGTCTGAGTTTCCGTCTCCACCCGCAAATCCGTATGAGTTAGAATCTGCGGCAGTGGAAAGAGCGAGTCGAATTTGATTGGACGTATTGAAAGATAGCGACCCGATTTCTGTGGCATTGTCCAGACTTGGGGTTTTGTTGTAAAACGTGAGCCCACAATTTGTATCGATAAAATTCGGAGAAACTTCCGCAGGCACGCCGGTATTGAAATATGATTGATTCAGATTAGGTCGCATGCCGCCAAGCACGCCGGTTTCCTGATAAACAAAAGCTTCGGGTCCTACTGGGACTATGGTATTACCGATTTGCCTGAGACTGACATCGATTGGATGACCAACATCGATTATCAGCGGCACCTGGGCAGCAGCGAACTGATCCCCGGCGAAAAGGTTCAGGCGAATAATTTTCTCACGAAGTCCTGCGGCTTTAATCGCCGTCATAAATTCGCAAGCGGCTTCGATTGTGGTGTTCGAAACCGTCCCGCCATTGTCGAGAATCCGTTGCACCCAATCGTCCACTTCATCATCGGAGCATGGCGGAACGCAGACCGCCGACACTGGGTCCGTCAGTTCCGATTCACCTGCCGGTGAAACCGCCGACACGCGATAAAACCCGTCCCCATACGGTCCGAGATAAAGCGACAGCGACGGGACGCATTCAGCAACCAGTAAATATGGTCCCGGACCAATGTCCGCACGGTAAACATTGTAGCAGGTAACAGTCTCCGTTGGCGAAGCGTCCCAGGACAGAAAACAATCCCCGGCGACCACGTTCGACGGAGGTAAAGTTATACAGGTCACTTCAACCGGCTCGGATAAATCCGATTCACCATCGAGTGTAATTGCGGACACCCGATAGAACCCATTTCCGAACGGATGTAGGTCTAAGGTCGTTTCGGGCATGCAATCGACAATGACTTGGTATGTTCCGTCAACCGTATCCGACCGATAAACCGTATAACACAGCGCGGGCTTCTGGCATGACGAAGTGGTGCAGAGAATCCCGGGGTTATATTCATCCCAAGAAATCGAGCATCCATTGGCGGTCAGACCGGTAGGAGCCGTATGATGGATCACTGCATTGACGACGATAGGAAACCCGGTTGCCGAAACAAAACTTTCACAGACGGGGGGCGATATATAATTGAGAATAGGCCGTCTCAAAAACACAACGTCATTTATGATTAGAGACAAAACTTCCTCCTTCTCAAGAACGCATAAACCGCCGTTCGATCACGACCCAACACTCCCGCAATTTCTCGTATAGTTTTTCCCTGTTTTCTCAAATCCAGAATATTCTGAAACTTCTCTTCTCCTTTTCGTAACCAAGATTCGGATTGTTTCCTTTTTGCATCCTCTGATCTTATCGTCCCCAATTTCGCCAATCGCATTTTTTTCCGAGTTTCTTCAGTGATGTTTTGTTTTGACTCAGATATTTTCGAACATGTTTCGGGAGACCTTTTCTTTCCCACATGAGACAGGCGGACTTTCTCTTCCCATTCGGGAGATTTCTTTATCCTTTTATGTGCTTCACTCAATTTCCTACGGGTCTCTTCCGATGCTTTGGCTCCGAGACTTTCATCGCCCCCCAGAGTCCCGTTAACTAATCGGCATCCAGACTCCTTAAAAAATTCTATGTAGGCAACTTCAAGTTGTTGCCAATACTCAAATGGAATCTCGTCGATTATCTCCAATTGTGGTTGTTTACCCGCTTGAAGCAGTTTTTTAATCCAACATACTCGATGATTTGATTCCTCTCTTCTGAGATGGGCTAAGAATCGCTTTTGAGGATCATTAGCCTTCCCAATATACCGAATCTCTCCGGTCTCTGGCTCTTTCAAGGCGTATATGAAGGCGGTTTTCATCTTAATCGTCAAATCCGATACCAACGCTGAAAAACATTGGCGATGCTGCAATGATTTCCGTCTCTGCCATGCGTGTCGCGATAATTTCCGCCACTCGGTCCGCCGCTTCCTGAGAAACGATACTCTCGGACGAACCGACGCCTGCGGCAGTGATCCCGTTGTAAGTCACGCTGGCAGTTTTTACCGACTCAAAGTTACGAACGATTTTCGAGGCGATTTCTTCCACCGCAAGAGTCTCGTTGTCATTGAAAGAACCCACACCGTCAAATCGGACGATATTGAATCCGGCTTCGTTTTCGCAAGCTGCTGAGTCGCCTGAAAAGGATTCTTCAGGAGTAAGCAATGCCCAAGACCTGATCCATCGAATCGATGCCGGTCCGTGCCCGACCACCAGCACCTGAAAGCTCTCTTCTACGTCATCGTTGAGATTGCTTTCGACGGGGCAAGTGCTCGTCTCCTGTTCCCCAGGAATTGCCGGGTTAGAAAATTCCTGGGTCCTTTCCGTCCGGGCCTGTGGCTTGTAAGCGAAAATCTTGGTCGTTGCTGTTATCGGCTGGTCGTAGCGGATGGACCCTCGGGTGACATTAATCCGCTTTGAGAGCACCGGTAAATATTCACCTCGTAGCCCGGGGGCGACGAAAACCCCGAGGTTAAGATCAGTTCCAATACCGGTAAGAGCCACATCTGCGAATCCGAATCGGCACTTCTGATCTGGAAGTTTTTTAGACGGCGAAGTAAGCCCGAAGTAGCCCCGGGTTTCAACAGCCCACATGATCGGGCATCCGTTATCCAATTGTTCTGGACGAAAACTTTCCCAGAGGCGGTTTTCTCCGTCAGCGTCAATTGAGACATGATAAATTCTTTCTGCTTCCGCGATGACGCCATACATCCACTCCACTGGCCTCGTTCCTAACCAATACCCCGACCATGTAGGACCGCCCTCGTCCGAAATTGTTTCGTAACTTGCGTTGTTAAAAACCCACGTCGCTTTATTGTAGATGTCCTCTGCTGGAACAGAGATAAGTAGCCATTGGCCAAAAGCTCCCATCGATACACGGCTCAAGTCTTCACTCAACATTTTCTTCGACACCATCATTTCGTTGTCTCGAAGAGGTGATCGACTCGTCCAACCTCGGGCGGTAGCCGCATCGTAAATCACTAGTCCCCCAGACGAAAACCAAAGCAGTCGCCCGAAATGCGAAGTGGCTGCACGAGGTCCGACACATCCGACCTGCAAAATTTCCTTCTGAAATCCGTCGATGGTTGGCCACTTGGATCGATCACGCACGCTGGCCTGAATCAGAGACGTATTTTCGTCTGTGAATACCAGCAATTGCGGAAACTCAATGTTCGGCGTAATTGTAAGAGCGGTAATGTCGCGAGAGAAATTGAATCCGACAGTGCCGCCGAGATAAATCTGCTCTACGAACGAAAATGGGTCTGAAATATCGGAAGCGAAAAGTTGTCTTCCGCTCGACACCCAGAGACGATCCCCGATCCATGCCATAGTGCCGCCAGAAGGAGTTTGAAACGGAATTCCAGTAATGCGGCCAGACCGTGAGCCGTCATACCATACAGGAGGGGAAAAACCGCCGTCTTGAATGAACATAACCGCCCGAGGTTCGATGACTTCGATTGCGGATGATAAATCCCCGGGGGTCAACCTTCGTGCGCTCTGAACGGTGTTGGTGAAAAAAACCTGCTTCGCTTCCGAACGAAAAGAAATGCCCTCAATGACTCGAAACTGAGTGAAAGGATATGGAGAAACGTAGATAACACCATCCACCGCTACCAGCATTTGTTCAAGCCCAACGATGGGGCGAAAAATCGCGGCCCCTTGAAGGTTGCCCTTCGGGAATTTGAAAATGCACTTGTGACCTGGACGACATGACACAACGCCCGCGATGTTAATAGTGTTAATCGCGTTCCACAGATACCCTAAACCCAATTGAGATGGGTCGAAGGACGAGTTTACGCCCTTGATAAAACTACTATCAAAGTCCAGGATACGTTCAGCCATTTATTTGCCTGATGAAAAGTTCTCCCACCGAAATCAGTTTTTTGCCCCTATAAGTCAGTAGCGCGTTTGCGTGAAAATATTTAGATGTCCGGGAGTCATGCAAAAGTAGCGACACCGTGACAGTATTTTCTGCCTTGGACAAAATCTTCAGGTCCCGAATCTGTTCCGGTGACTGAAACTGCCACGACTTTTCTCGTCCGCCCATCGTGTGACCTATCAGGTCTCGTTTAATTTTGTCAGTGTCCAAAGTCGGTCTGAGATTCGCGCATCCGACCGCGAGACAGAGAATCGCGCCAGCAGTAAAAAGGTCAACGAATGTCATATCTTCGCTCCCTTACTTAAATTCTCTTTCGCAAACAACGGTTGAAGATTCGAGAAATGAAAGCATTCGCGTTGGTGTTCTGGGATAGACAAATCAAACGACGCGCAAGGCTTTTTATGATCGATATGCCAAACAGGTCCATAGTTCTCCCAAGACATCCCAGGACGAAATTGTTTCTCCAGATGATGACGAAGCTCAGATATTTTACATCCCAATAACTCTTGTAATCGGGAACATTTGTGATTTTTGTTTCTCTGTAAAGCATCCCGCATCCGATTCCTTACGGTTACCCCCAAAGTGAATGTTACGTTGTTCTTGTGATTTCTTCGGTAATGTGCCCTGGAAATTTTCTTGTTTCTCCTTGGGTTATTTTTTCTCCAGACGGCCATAGTAAGAGTTTGTTTCGCGGCCCACTCAGGATTTTTTCTTTTCTCTTTCGCCCACTCAGATCGATACTTTCGTATCTTGTCTATGTTTTTCAAATAATGCGCTTTGTCTGCCCGTCTCTTGTATTCTCGATTCTTCGCTCTCCACAAAGCCGCTTGACGTTTCAATCTCTCGATATTTTTCAATCGATACTGACGTTGATACTCTTTTCGTAGAACCAAATCTTTCAACATAACAATTATCTGATGTCGTAGTCGAAGCGGTCTTTAATATTGCTCTTATCAATGACCTGGATGGGAAAATACAGCGGAGCTTCGAGCTTCATCTGGCTCTCTAACTCCAGCCGGGCGGCATCCGCTTCGAAAGCATGCGCCTCGGCAAGCTGGTAGGTCGCGTAGTTCTTGCGTGCCGACATTCCTATAAGAAAAGCAAGCTGCGACAGCATCGGAACGTGGTCGAACATCGATGTGAATTTTCTGTTAGCCTTGAGATAGCTCACACGAACCCAATTGCAGCTTCGATTGAGTTGAATCCTGCGATATTGCGGAAGCGTTTCGTCCGGTTCGTAAACCGCGAGATTCACTCCGGTAGCTCCGGAGCTATCGATGGTCGCAAGCCGAATCGAACCGACAGAAACTTCCTTCGACACTCCTGTAATCCGTGCGATCAATGGTGCAGTGTCGTCGGGCACGGCGACTCCGTAGATCGTCGGCACAAGGTAGCCGTCAATGGTGATACCGCCTTCGGTTCTTCGAAGAACATTGCCCGCGCTATCGTAGCCGTAAATAATCAGCTTTTTTCCGTTGTCTTCCGGTGTCTGAAGATATGCGACGACTTTTGCAGGAATTCCGAGGTCTCGGTAAGTCGGAAAATTTGCTCCCATGTCTTGCCACGCCCACTCACAGCTTTGCCGACAGTCGCCTGGACCGTTGAGATGAAATGAAAATAGATTTGCGAATCCGAGGGTCGGTTGACCGCCTATATTCACCGCGAGCACCGTTCCAACTTCACGGGGTAGCGTAACGCATTTCTTTCCACAGCCGAGACCCCGGTCGCAGGGTTTTCCAGAATTGCAAGACGAACACCCGCGAGTGCAGATGTCCAAGGTCCCTTTAAACGGCTCCGTGTCGATCTTGGACGAAATCATTTGCACAACGTCAGTGCTCCATTGAAGGAACAACTCGACGCTGCACTTGCCAATGATGTCCTGGCCCTGCTTGAAAACTTCCTGGAGCGTAAACATTAGTATTTCTCTTTGGACTTTTCTGCCGCAAGTTTGTCGAGGGCGTCTCCCGCTTCATTATAGCTTTTCGCGGGACTATTGTCCTCTTCTCCTTCGACAGACACGATTTCTTTCACACAAAAAGTGTATGAACACTCGTCTGTCCGGTTGTTTTCAACCGTGCGCGTCCTGCGATACCGAATTGTCATAATGCCCTCTTCGGGGGCTTCATCCAAGTCGGCGTCCGGTTCGGTGTCTTCGTCATCGGTTTCCCGGATGCGGACCGTAAATTCTGGGTATGCGTATTCGTCTGCATTCGGACTGATGGGAGACGCCCCCATGTCAGAAGTGTTTCGAGTATCGAGATTCAACTTGATTTTCATAGGTTATTAACAGTGACCGGCGTCCGGTTCTGGCGCAACCGGAATGTGTTGTGTTTGCCCATCCACCAGGATAGGATTCCCTGCGTCATCCCGAAGAATATCATCGGGCGGATTTTCCACCACTAGCTGATAAACTGGTGCGCCGACAGTTTTTGTTCCCCCTGGAACATTGCATCGGTGTGGATCGTAGAGCCGAAAAGGGTCTGGTTGCTTCGGCACACACGCAGGTTGTGAATCGTGGACGATTTTTCGCCGCCCACAATTACAGCTTCCGGCGCACCCACATCCTACCTTAAATTCATCGATACAGTCCGTCATGCGAGCCTCACCATAGACAGCGTTGAATGATTTGCGACCACCGAGAAAAGACTATTACTCGTTGCGGTCGCATAAACACCTACTTCGCTGCCGTCACCGGGCGAAGTGTAAATTGCGTTGATGACAAGCTGCCCGCGCTGATTCTGGAAAACCCTGGACAACGTATGCTCAGACCCCGGCACGTCCGCCAAAGCGACCGTATCACGCAGCTTCACCGATATTTCATCAGTGGACGCAATCGTTGCGCTGATGCCCTTAATGTCGAGCACTGCTGTCAGCATGTAAACGCCGAGTTTGGGCAATAGCACCCTCGGGGCGATGGAAATGAAATCCACTGCGTTGTAGCTCGAACTGACGACATAATCGGTGCCGGTATCCGTCGAGACGAACGCATTGGTGTTCGAAAAGCTTTCGCCCATCGGCCCTTGCTCACCTTGATTTCCCTGGATTCCCGTTGCGCCTGGGAATCCTGCGGGCGTGAGAATTTTTCCGGATGAAATCGTTGTTCCGGGCACCGCACTAGCGACCGGCAGCGCAAGTGTCAGAAAAGCGGTGCCACTGACATCGTAGAGGTCCACGAAATACCAACCGGAACCCTGAATGAAGACGTAAAGCTCACTGAGGATCGCTGGATTGAATGGGGTAGCGACTTGGATGTTCGGATGGTCGGTGGACGGTTGAATAAACGCCGATAGAGTCACCGTGTAGGCATTATTGCCATTGCAGCCGGGGGTCCCTGGGACTCCCTGCGGTCCTGTTAGACCGAGAATTCCGTCTTCGAAAAGCCTCAAGAAAAAACAAGCCAATCCTTCCCCAGACGCTCGGGGGTTGTTGGGCAATCCAACGTCCAAATTACAAGGAAGAGACCATGACACAACCCCATCAGTCTCGGTTTTTATGACTGTCCCAAAAAATTGCTCAGTAAAATTGGCTATCTGGGATGGAAGAGACTCGCACGCCGCCGTGTTTTCTGGAGTAACCCTACAAGGATTACTCCCACACCCAAAAAATCCTCTGCTATCATTATTACACGACATATCTAGGTCCCTTTCTCCGATTATCGGATTTCCAAAGTGGTCTGAGATTCAAATAGTGGAAACATCTTTTCTGTTGTTCTGGGTCGGCTAGATCAAAAGAATCACATGGTCTTGAATGATCCACTTGTATTGTTTCCAATCATTCAACATCCGGTTGAAGTCTGCGAGCGCCCGACCTGTTAGTGGCCATGCCATATTATTTTCCCTCCAATGTTTTCACTTTTCCCCGAAGTTCCCCATGCCGATGACTGAAAAAATATATCAGCACCGCGCCAACACTGACTGCCAAAATCAAAATCTCATGCCCGACAATCAAGGACGGAAGCACGATTAAGGCAATACCAGCCGCACACGCCACTGCACTCGTCGTGGCACTGCCCACCAGGATTTTCAACGGCGGATAAAACGCACTAGCTGCACCGAAAAGAAATACCAGCACTCCGACCCAGACAACCGACTTCAAAGACGAAAGCTTCGCGGCTATGTCTCGGGCATTATCTTTCTGAGCCGCTCCGATAGTCGTAGTCACCCGCTCAGTTGTTCGAAGAGGAACCACGATCACCTTGTCATCGTCTTGAAGTCGAATAGCTGGCTCCGTGGTCTTCTCATAAACCTGAGTAGAAGTGCTCGAAGGATTCTCCGATTGCTGGAGTGTTATCGCCTGGGGCGATATTACGCTCCGACCGGGTTTCAGCGGGGGCGTAACTGCGCAGCCTACGAAAACCGCTAGGCTCGCCCATGATAAAAAAGTCATAGGAAATTTCATTTGATTAGTAACTTTGCCGTGAATTCAATGATCGCCACAGCACCTAGCGCGATATAGACAAATTTCTCCACATGAAGCAAGCGGTTATCGAGTCGATTAGCGATCTGCTTCAATTCGTCAATCATTATGCGTCGGGTCCGTTTCTCGCTTTCAGCGTCAGAGATGAATCTTTCAAATTGAGCTTCAATGCGGATTACCCGTTCCATAAGTTGCTCTACCTTCTTTTCATGCTCCATAATGTTGCACGACTTTGTGTTTATACGTTTCTTCCGAAATACGTCTGGAGTGCTTGCACTGCCGAATTAAAAGCAGTCACTTCGGAAGACGTAAGACCCGTTCCAATTGAATAAAAACTCAATGTCCTGGAGGTTGCCGCGTGTGACCCAGCAGAATCTCCCACATCATGCACAAACAAACTTCCAGGTGTGGCCGGTCTGGAACCCCCCGCATTTGTAGTGCTGGCTATGGATGTTGCATTTTTGTATAGAACCGATGAAGATGAAGACACTCGACTGCCGACATAAAACCCTTTTCCAAGAGAGTCCGATGCAGAAATTCTTCCTCCACCCGCATTGTTGCAATCCCAATAAGTCGTCCCGCCATTTGCAGGCATGAGTATCGTGTCGTTGGGGACGGTTTGCGCCCCCATGCAGACTGATCCTTCGTTACTGCCAGTCCGGACATAGCAAGACATATGAATATCGTTATCACCCAAAGCTGCGTCTGTGATAAGGAGTCCCGTTTGGATTTGCTTGGACCCGCTCGTATTACCGGTAAGACCAGTTGCTTCCGAGTAATCCCCTGAGACGAATCCATTGGGATTGTCGGTTGCCGTTCCAATCGTGTTAATCAGGGGCGCTTTCAACGCATTCAAAGTATCCCCCGCATAGACTCCGCAGCGTTTTATCTTGGTTAATATACTGGCCGTCTTGAGCGCGGATACAAAAGTGTTCACAGCATCTTTGGTCCCTTGGGATACCGTGCTGCTTTGACCAACTACACGACTAACCCAACCAATTACTTCTGTGTTGTAGGTTAGCGTAGTTATCGTGTTGGAATTTCCGCTCGTGCCGCCGCCATTTACAGTTCGAACACGAAAATAGTAGGTAGTATTTTGGGTAAGCCCCGTAACAGATTGAGTCACCACATTTCCGACATTCAAATCATTATACCCAGACACAAAACTTGTAAATCCGGCATCGGTCGCTACGTCCAATCGATAGCTGGTCGCTCCCGTTACCGCTCCCCAGTTGGCCGCAAAAGAAACATCGGTAACACTCGTCGCAGCGGTAGCTGTTGGCGCAGCCGCAAGAGTGTCCTGGGTAATCGTGTTGGAATTTCCACTAGTTCCAGACGCATCCACTGCGCGGACCCGATAGTAATAAGTAGTCGCCGCCGTGAGTCCTGTAACAGATGCCGTGACAACATTTCCAACATTCAAATCGTTGAATCCAGACACAAAGCTGGTGAATCCGGAATCCGTAGCCACATCGAGTCGATAGCTTGAAGCGCCAGTCGAAGCATTCCAGTTTGCCGCGAAGGTTGTAGCCGTTACGCTCGATGCGGCGGTCGCCGTGGGTGCCGCAGGAATCGTAATAGTGGAAATTGTGTTCGAATCCGCACTTGCACCAGAAGTATTCGTCGCCCGGACTCGAAAATAGTAAGTAGTTCCCGCTGTGAGACCGCTTACAGAAGCGTTTGTTACGTTGCCGACACTCGTGTTATTGAATCCAGATACAAAGCTGGTGAATCCGGCATCCGTTGCCACATCCAGCCGGTAATCCGAAGCGCCAGTCGAAGAATTCCAGTTCGCAGTGAAGAAAACGTCGGTAATTGCGGACGCAGACGTTGCTACGGGTGCCGCTGGAATAGTGATGGACGTAATAATGTTCGAATTCGAACTGGTTCCGAATCCATTGACTGCCCGGACACGAAAATAATAGGTGGTTCCTGCCGTGAGACCGGTTACGGATTGTGTCAGAACGTTCCCGACATTGAGATTGTTATACCCGGTGACAAAGCTGGCGAAATTGTTGACCGTGGATACGTCGAGATGATAGCTCGTAGCTGTGGCGGATGAATTCCAGTTGGCCGAAAAGCTGGTAGTGGTAAATGAGGTCGCCGCAGTCGCTACGGGGGCCACAGGAGGTCCCCCGATGTTCACCACAATGAAGTTTGTGGGGTAAGCGAAACATTGCTTGTATGCGCCTTTCGTTTTGTATGGCGTGGACGACACCGATGCCTGTGTAGGGCCTTTGACAATGGCCACACAAACAGTAGAAGGAATCACCGATGGCACCGGTATGGGAAAAGTGATGGTGAATGGCATCGCGGTCACCAAATGAGCCGCTACTAGCTGGTAGTTCGCCGTGATATTTTGCTGCGGTGTGGAATACTCAAGAACCCAGAATCCCAGCCATTCACCGATAAGATTGGTGCCGCCCGTTATCGTGGCGGTAACTTCCGCTTGAGTCGCGGGAGGGTTGACTTTTGGAACAATGCTAATGATTGTCCCGGGAGTCGGAACAAGCGCATTCGGCGAAAGCCATTTTCGCAGGAGAATATTGTCATAATCGCCCGGGCGAGGTTCCGTAGCGAGTGACTGATCGATCCGGTAAAGCAGTTTGTTCGTGGTATCGCCTGGAAGCGGACCGGCACCGAGTCGAGTGGCGATTTTCCGCAGAAGTTCCGAAGTGCCGTCGCCCGGACGAAAAGTTCCACCCAGTTGGGTCAGAATTTTTCGATACAAGCTGTTGTCAAAATCGCCCGGGCGGGGGAAGCCCCCATACTGGACAAGAATCTTGCGTAAGATGTCGTTGTCGGTGTCTGCCGGGCGATAAATGGTGTCCATGTGGCGATATAACAGTGACCGAGAAAAGCGGTTCCAGCAACCAAAAAGGTCCGACTAAGTGTTACCCTAGTCGGACCCGTAGTTTCCCCCATCCCCCAACCAGGACCCGTAAGATTACAGGTCTTGGAATCCCGGAGGCGTAACCGGAGTGCTAACCACATCCGGATCGCCAACGCTGGGCGTTTCGTCGTCGCCGCAGGTGCCGATGCTAACAAACGTCTGAGCACCAGTGAAGCTGGACGCATCAACATCCGAACAAGCCACGAGACCAAGGTCCGCCAGACAACGCTTGTAGAGCAAAGGAATCACATGTTGCGGTCGCAGAGGACGATACGCACGAGTAATTTGATACTGGTGCCAGCCAAAGTCGCCGCGTGAATTACACTCGTTGTCGATGACATAGTGCCATTCCAGTTCGCCCATGTGCAACTGCGGGGCAAACTTGAAGCTGCCTTCGCCGACATACTTCTCGGGCACCAGACGCTCGAACGAGCCGTCTGCAATCAGGAATCCGACTTCGTAAGGAGCGTTCAACCACGCCGGGTTCGGCTTGGCAAAAGCGGTGTTACGCGCAGGATTCGAAACGATAGTCACCGGGTCAACCAGGGCGAGCGAGCCGTCCGGATTGAATCCAGTAGCACGCAGCGGTCGCTGATCGACACCGAAGGCGATGCCTCGGTAGGCGGGCGACTGCTCGAAGGAGTATGCCGTGAGGCTGGTCTCCCCGAGTTTGTATTGACCGGTGGTCAGTGCGACCATGACATTTTGCACGCCGACTTCGGAGCGAAAATATTCAACCTGATCGCTGCCGCCGATGAAGCGGAAGTGAGGCATCCCTTTATCCTGACTATACCATTCGCCGAAAAGCACTTCCTTCAGGAAGCGGGCGACATAGTGAAGTGCCTTGAAGGTCATCGGACCTGTGGGCAACAGCGGAGCGAACTGAACACCCAGGTCGGTTTCCATACCGCCAGTGAAAAGACTGTTGAAGTCGTAATTCGCGTTGGCAGTGAATTTGGAAGCGGACCGGAGATACAGTTGGGCGCGGATGTCAGCGTTGACATACTGAGTAATCAGCTTCTTCAAGCTGTCCTCGGCCATGACGTAGCTGCCTTTGAACGCGCTGTAACCTTTCTTGACGCAGATGTTCGGACCGCGACCCCTGAACGACTCAAGCCGCAGGGTGAAGTCCACAACGTCCGTCAAGTCCTGGATGCCGTTCTGACCGCAGATTTCGGTATCGCAAATGAACTGGGGCACCGCGAGACTATCGCCCGGCGCGGCCTGCATTTGAACAACCGAACGAATTGCGTCGGATGTTCCAGACGGAAAAGTTCCGCCTCCGATGACTGACATGAATGGAGCGTTGGCTGCCAACGCTTTCGCGATGCTGCCAACGATTCTTTGGGTGTCCTTCGAGGCCAGATCGCTAATGTCTGAAGAATTGTCGCAGAAAAATGCCATAAAATTTGGCCTTTCTATTTACTAAACTAGAGTCAAATCCGAGACTCAATTCCGGTGACGACAAACCACCGTCGTCAGGAGTGTTTAGCTGCGACCACCAGCCGAATAGGTCTTCCCCGTTAGAACCAAGCGAGGCGGATTTAAGGTTCTAATGTAACGGTGACCCGGAAAAGAAAAACTGTCAACCTAAAATTGACAAGTAGTAGGAGGCTGCTTCCAAAAAAGCTTGGCTGTCTTTAAAAGCCCCGAGACCCCGATTGCAGTCATTGCACAAAAGCCCCCGAACTTTTCCAGATTTATGACAATGATCTACATGCGGGGACAATGTTCTGTCTCCGGTGTTTTGTCCCGGAAATTGAAACCCGCATATTGCGCACTTGCCATCTTGAAGTTTAAAAATTTCTTGATACTGAGCGTCAGTTACCCCATACTGACTTTTCCTTCGGATAGCGTTATGCTTCTCCGGATTATTCTTAACCCAATTCCGTTTCGTGGCGTTATGGTGCTCTTTATGATCTCTGGCCCACTTCCTAGAAGCCGCTGCCTCTTTTTCGGGATTCTTGTCGTAAGCGATTTTCCTCTCTTTCCGCTCACATTCACGACAGTCATGCCGCAGAGTTTTAGCATTGTATTGAGGACGAAAATTTTCAGGAATCTCGTCTTTCTCCGCGCCACATTTTCTGCAAATCTTTTTCATGCCGCCGCCAATCTAGCATAAATCGATTCGTAGGTCAACTTCATTCCTTCAAAAAGTGGTGTGCTCGGTTCCCACCCTAAGAGATACTTACACAGTGTATTATCACTGCTTCTGGTCCGGACGCCCATCGCTGCGTTGGCTTTGTATCGCCGTTTGAGATTCGTGCCAGCGATCTCTTCGATGATACCCAACAATTGCCCGATGGAAACTACCTCAGTGCCTCCCAGGTTGACCGGAAAACCATTGTGAACTTCCTGATCCATGAGACGAATGCTGCCCTCGGCGGCGTCCTTGACGAACAAAAAATTTCTACGTTGGTGCCCGTCTCCCCAGATTTCGATTTCGTCGAGTCCATGCAGTTTCGCGAGCGCGACCTTTTCACAGAGCGCGGAGGGGACGTGGTGCTTACCCTCGGCACCCTTGACTGAATCGCCCGGGCCATACGTGGTAAAGTATCGAGCCACTTGCGTCTTCAATCCGAATTCTTCCCAGTAATATTGACACAACCGCTCAGAAAACATTTTCTCCCAGCCGTAACCCTCACTCGGCTGTGCCGGTTCGGAATGGTTTTCGCAGATCGGACCCTCGCGATTCGGATACACGCACGCGCTCGACGCATAGAAATATTTCTTCACTCCGAAATGCTGTGCGGCCATCAGCAGATGCGTATTAATAAGTGATGACAAAGCGCAATCGACTTTGTGATTCTCAATGTAACCGATGCCGCCCACCTTCGCCGCCAAATTGTAAACTTCATCCACACCCGACACCACATAATCGCACGCCTCCTTTTTTCGTAAATCAATTCCGCCCTCGTTCAAACATTCGTGAACCTGCAACCATTTGTCAACCGGCCTGGACGACACTGCACGAACATAACAGTCCTTCCGGTCAAGCAATGCTCGCACCAGATAACCGCCGATGAATCCGCCCGCGCCTGCGACAAGAACAGTTTTCATTATCCTGCACTCTTTCCTATAAATCGTGCGTCTCTACACACTTGTTGTGGTTGATCCTTCTCATCAA